TCTTAAAAAGATCCCCGGGGGGTTATTTTTGGGGTTCGCTTTTAGGAAATGATGCAGTATTTGAGCGAGCTTACAGGGTTGGTGGCAGCTTTTCTTCATGTGCTCCTCCTTCTTCCTTTCATGTTTTTCTCCTTTCGGTGATTGATGGAAGCCAGCTCTGTAAGTTCTCTCAAATACTGTATCAAAACCTATGCGAAACAGGTACTTGCAAAACAAATAGTACATGGCAACAAACAGAGAGGAGGCAGTAAGGATGCCAAAAGGTAAAGCTGCAAGCTCTTCTGAGTCGTCAAGAAAGATGAGACCGGCTTTATCTCCGGAGGCTAGAGAAAATCAGTTAGTTTCTTTGGCTGTTGATCTTGCTGAAAAGCAGTTAAGAGAAGGAACTGCTTCTTCTCAGGTTATTACTCATTATCTGAAACTTGGTTCGACTAAGGAAAAGATAGAAAAAGAAATTCTTGAGAAGCAGAAAGAGCTTATCGAGGCTAAAACACAAAATCTTCAATCCGCAAAACGTGTCGAAGAACTCTACACCAATGCTCTTAACGCTATGCGTCATTATTCTGGTGCCGGGGGCGATGAAGATGAGTGTTAGAACTTATACGGAACTGATATCTCTTCCGACATTTGAGGAACGATTCCGTTATCTGAAGTTGGATGGGAAAATCGGCGAAGCTACTTTCGGTTTTCAAAGGTGGCTTAATCAAGAATTTTATCATTCCAGCGAATGGCTGAGTTTTAGAGACGACGTTATCATTCGAGATAATGGGTGCGATTTGGGAATTGCCGGCCATGAAATATTTGGACCGGTACTAATACACCACATCAATCCGATTACTTATGAGGATATCATAAATCGAAATCCTTGCGTCTTTGATTTGGAAAATGTGATATGCACGCAGCTAAAAACACATAACGCTATTCACTACGGAGACGAAAGTATCCTTATCTTAAAACCGGTTCAAAGGAGCCGCAATGATACTTGCCCTTGGCGAAAAAATTGAAAGGAGTACATTTTATGAGCACGATGTATGAAGATGTCGATATGGAAAACCCCGACGGAGTTTCCGGAGATGGCAGCGATGTCTGCGACGGTCTTATTGGCGTAGTGGTTAATTGTCTGTCGCTGAATATCCGAGAAAAAGCTTCTGCCGATTCAAATGTAATCGCGGAAGCAAAGGCTCTCGATGAGCTGAAAATCGACATGGCAAATTCCAATGATGATTGGTATGCGGTCTGTACAGTTGCCGGTATCGAAGGCTTTTGCATGAAGAAATTCATCGCCGTTAGAGAGTGAGGTAATTCGATATGGACAGCATACTGACATCAATTAAAAAACTGCTCGGAATTACAGAAGAATACGAGCACTTTGACCCGGATATCGTCATGCATATCAATTCGGTATTTTCTGTTCTTACTCAACTTGGTGTCGGTCCTGCTGAGGGATTCCGTATCGAAGATGACGGCGCCGAATGGTCTGAATTTCTGCAAGATGATTTCCGTCTTGAGTTTGTTAAAACTTACATTTACCTAAAGGTTCGGTTGGCTTTTGATCCTCCGCTTAGTTCAGCAGTTATCGAGTCTATCAACAGACAGATAAGCGAGCTTGAGTGGAGGATCAATGTTTCTGTCGACCCGAAACCAGCAGAGAAAGGAGAAATTCAAAATGGATAATACTTCGCTTTCTCATCATGGTATCAAAGGAATGAAATGGGGCGTTAGGAGATTCCAGAATAAAGACGGATCTCGAACAGCCGCTGGAAAAAGAAGAGCGAGGGAAAACGCTTCCGAAGAACCAAGCCATGATGATTATAAAAAGGCTCATAGCGGCAAAAGCGTAAAAACCATGAGCGACGCTGAGCTTCGCAGCCGTCTTAATCGTCTGCAAATGGAGCGGCAGTATAAGCAGTTGTCTAGCAGTGATGTTAATCGCGGTAAGGAATTTGTTTCTAAGACAATGAAAGCAGCTACTGGAATAGCAACTGCTACCACCACAGCGATTACGCTTTACAACAACTATGACAAGATTAAGAAAATCGTCAGTGGCCTTAGCAAGAAGTAAAAAGGAGATCGGTTGCTTATGGCATTATCAAACACTGCCGTCCCCAAATATTACGGTATGTTTCGTGATGCCGTTCTTCGAGGGGAAATCCCGGTAAACAAAGAAATCTCCATGGAGATGAATCGCATTGACGACCTTATTGCCAATCCCGGTGTTTACTATGACGACCAGGCGGTTGAAGGATGGATCGCCTATTGCGAAGCGGAACTGACTCTTACTGATGGGTCCGATCTTTCTTTGCTGGACACATTCAAGCTGTGGGGCGAACAGATTTTTGGATGGTATTACTTTGTTGAACGAAGCGTATATCAGCCAAATCCAGACGGTCATGGCGGACATTACGTTCGGAAGAACGTTAAGAAGCGTCTTATCAATAAACAGTATCTTATTGTAGCCAGAGGTGCTGCAAAATCAATGTACGCTTCCACTCTACAGGGATACTTTCTCAACGTTGACACTTCCACCACGCACCAAATTACCACGGCGCCGACCATGAAGCAGGCGGAAGAAGTTATGTCTCCTTTGCGTACTGCGATAACGCGTTCTCGCGGACCGTTGTTCCAGTTCCTGACGGAAGGTTCTTTACAGAACACCACCGGTTCAAAAGCAAATCGCACCAAATTGGCGTCAACCAAAAAAGGCGTGGAGAATTTTCTTACCGGTTCTCTTCTTGAAGTTCGGCCAATGAGCATCGCCAAGCTCCAGGGTTTACAGATTAAGGTGGCAACGGTTGACGAATGGCTTTCCGGCGACATTCGAGAGGATGTTATCGGTGCAATTGAACAGGGCGCTTCAAAAGTAAACGACTACATTATTGTAGCAATCAGTTCCGAAGGTACAGTCCGTAACGGAAGCGGCGATACAATCAAAATGGAGTTGATGGACATTCTTAAAGGAGATTACATCAATCCGCACGTATCCATATGGTGGTACAAACTCGATTCGATTGACGAAGTTGGAGATCCGGAAATGTGGCTTAAGGCCAATCCGAATCTTGGTAAAACCGTGAGTTACGAAACTTACCAATTGGACGTGGAAAGAGCCGAGAAAGCCCCCGCCGCACGAAACGACATTCTCGCAAAGCGTTTTGGGTTGCCCATGGAGGGATATACCTATTACTTTACTTATGAAGAAACGCTTCCTCACCGAAAGAGAGACTATTGGCAGATGTCATGTTCTCTCGGTGCAGATTTATCGCAGGGTGATGACTTCTGCGCCTTTACGTTTTTGTTCCCGTTGTCAAACGGTTCTTTTGGCATCAAGACACGAAATTACATAACTTCTATGACATTGATGAAACTGCCCGCAGCTATGAGGATCAAATACGATCAGTTCATGGCCGAAGGCAGTTTAATTGTTTTAGAGGGCGCTGTGCTCGATATGATGGACGTTTACGAAGATCTCGACAATCATATTTCAGAGTGCGGCTATGACGTTCGCTGTCTTGGCTTTGACCCGTATAACGCCAAAGAATTTGTTGCCAGATGGGAACAGGAAAATGGTCCGTTTGGCATTGAAAAAGTTATTCAGGGCGCCAAAACGGAATCGGTTCCTCTTGGGGAATTAAAGAAGCTTTCCGAAGAAAGGATGCTTCTCTTCGACGAGGAACTCATGACTTTTGCTATGGGTAACTGCATTACCCTTGAAGATACCAACGGAAATCGAAAATTGCTCAAGAAACGATACGAGCAAAAGATTGACGCTGTTGCCGCGATGATGGATGCGTATATCGCATACAAGCTCAATCGTGATGCGTTCGACTAAAAAGGAGGTGATGATTCAAATGGGAATGTCTTTTGGTTCTAGACTGAAACATGCTTGGAACGCATTTACGGGAACTGATTATACAACCTATCAGGATGTTGGACCTGGCTATTCGTCCAGACCCGACCGTATCCGCCTTACCAGAGGCAACGAGCGGTCCATTATCACTTCTGTGTATAACCGGATTGCTTTGGATGTTGCGGCGTTAAATGTGCAGCATATTCGTCTGGACGAAAATGGACGCTTCTTATCCGTTATTCAGGATGGTTTGAACACCTGCCTTACCGTAGAAGCAAATATCGACCAAACCGCCAGAGCCTTTATTCAGGACATTGTCGTGTCCATGCTTGATGAAGGCTGCGTGGCAATTGTGCCCGTTGATACAACTTATGATCCTTCCGTTACCGGTTCGTATGACATTCAAACCATGCGAGTCGGTAAAATTTTAGATTGGTACCCACAGCATGTTAGGGTCCGCCTCTATAACGAGCGGACCGGGACAAAAGAAAACATACTGGTGCCAAAGAGTACAGTAGCGATTGTTGAAAATCCTCTGTACGCAGTTGTGAATGAGCCCAATTCTACTATGCAACGGCTTATTCGAAAACTTAACCTACTTGACGTCATCGATGAACAGAGCGGTTCCGGAAAATTAGATTTGATTATCCAGTTGCCCTATGTCATCAAGACGGAAGCAAGGCGCCAACAGGCCGAAAACAGGCGAAAAGATATTGAAGCTCAGTTGTCCGGTACTAAATATGGTATTGCTTATGCCGACGGTACCGAGCGTATTACGCAGTTGAATCGTTCCGTCAACAACAACCTTATGTCGCAGATTGAATATTTAACGAGTATGCTATACAGCCAGTTAGGTATCACTCAAAGCATATTGGATGGTACGGCGGACGAGAAAACGATGCTGAACTACAATAACCGAACGATTGAGCCTATTATTTCAGCTATTGTTGACGAAATGAAACGAAAGTTTCTAACAAAAACCGCCCGATCACAATCCCAGTCGATTTCGTTCTTTAGAGACCCGTTTAAACTCGTTCCCGTCAACGATATCGCTGAAATTGCTGATAAGTTCACTCGAAACGAAATTATGACATCGAATGAAATTCGGCAGGTTATCGGTATGAAGCCTTCGGATGACCCGAGAGCGGACGAGCTTAGGAACAAAAACCTCAGCGCCCCGAGCGAGTCAGAGCCGGAAATCAATCCGCCTGTCGAAGACAAAAATGTTGAAACAGAGTAGTTTCGAGAGTAGGGTCTCTAAAACAAAAACGAAATAAGGAGGAAATTCAAAATGGAAAGAGCATTTCAGCCTGAAGCCTGCGATTTCAGCGGATGGGCAACCAGAAACGACCTTAAATGCTCTGACGGAAGAGTGATTCGTAGAGACGCGTTCAAACACGATGATGGAATCAAAGTCCCTCTCGTATGGAATCATCAGCACAATGATCCACGCAATGTGCTTGGTCATGCATGGTTGGAAAATCGTCCGGAAGGTGTTTATACCTACGGCTTTTTCAACGATTCCGAATCCGGCGAGATTGGAAAGATTCTTGTTAAGCATGGGGACATTTGTGCGTTGTCTATCTACGCCAATCAGCTTCAGCAGAGAGGGTGCGACGTTCTTCATGGAGAGATTCGTGAAGTAAGCCTGGTCCATGCCGGTGCAAATCCTGGCGCTTTTATTGATTCTATGCTCAAGCACGGCGAAGACTCGGATGACGAAGCGATCATCTATACGGGTATGCCGCTCTATCTGTCGCATTCCGATGCTGATAAGCAGGAAGACAAGGCAGACAACGGTGAAAAGAAAGAAACTTCCGAAAAGAAGGATGATCCTGAGAAGAAGACCGATTCCGATGAGGAGAAAACTGTCGCCGATGTAATCAACAGTATGACCGAAGAGCAGAAAAACGTTATGTACGCTATGATCGGTCAGGCTATGGACGACCAGGGCGAATCTGACCCCGAGTCTGAAGACAATAACGATGACGATTCTAAAGGAGGAACTAATACTATGAAACATAACGTGTTTGATAAGGATGACCGTCAGAAGGAGAATGTTCTCATTCATTCCGATGGGTCTGAGGTATCCAGCGAAGAGATTTCCACGATCTTTGGAGATATCAAGCGCTACGGCAGCCTGAAGGACAGCGTGCTTGCTCATGGCATCGACAATGTGGACTATCTGTTCCCTGACGCCCAGACTTTGGCCAACACCCCCGAATTTATTCAGCGTGATACCGGTTGGGTAAAGAAGGTTATGAGCGGTGTGCATCACACCCCGTTTTCCCGCATTAAGTCCATCTTTGCCGATATCACCGAGGACGACGCCCGCGCAAAGGGGTATTTCAAGGGCAAGCTGAAGAAGGAAGAGGTCTTTGGTCTTTTGAAGCGCACCACTACCCCAACTACCGTTTACAAAAAGCAGAAGATGGATCGCGACGATGTTGTCGACATCACTGATTTCGACGTTGTGGCGTGGCTGAAGTCTGAAATGCGTATGATGCTGGACGAGGAGCTGGCCCGCGCTTATCTGATTGGCGACGGCCGTCTTGCTTCCAGCGATGATAAGATCAATGAGCAGAACATCCGTCCCATTCTCAAGGACGAGGAGCTGTATACCATTCAGGCTATCGTCAGCGTCCAGTCTTCCGCTACTGAGGACGACAAGGCCCGCGAGTTTATTCGCACCGCTATCAAGGCCCGCAAGAACTATAAGGGTTCTGGTCAGCCTACTCTGTATACCACTGAAGACATTCTTACCGACTGCCTGCTTCTGACCGATACCACCGGCCGCGATCTCTACACTGATGTCGCTCAGCTTGCAAAGAAGCTCCGCGTTAAGGAGATTGTGACCGTTCCGGTTATGGAGGGTGTAAACGGCAAGAACGGCGGCGCTCTGATGGGCATTATCGTTAATCTGGCGGATTACAATGTCGGCGCGGATCGCGGCGGCGCTGTGAACATGTTCGACGATTTCGATATCGACTACAACCAGCAGAAGTATCTGATTGAGACCCGCTGCTCCGGCGCCCTTATCAAGCCTTATTCCGCTATCGCTCTTGAGCTGAGCACTGCCGGTTAAAATCAACAACATACAAATAGCAAGGAGGACTAATCAATGAATAACATGACTGTTGTTTACGCTGACGCTGAAGAGAAATATGTGAAAAACGTTATTCTCTATGGTAAGACGGCTGATAATTACCTGTACACGGACAGCAAGTGTTCGGAAGCGAATAAAGTTGATAAGGATACCCTTCTCAATCTGCGCAAGAAGGGCGTAATCATCAGCTATAACAGCACATATTACATGCCGCTGTTCTTCAAGGAAGAGTCTGGCGGCAGCGTATCCGTAACCTTTGCGACTGCTGTTTCCGCATCTGCTTCTGCGGCGACTACTCTGTATTCCAAGGAGTATTCCGCTGATTAAAGGGGTGAAAATTCAAAATGGCGAAGTTTTATGGACCAATCGGCTATGCTGTTACTGAAGAAACGACCCCAGGCGTATGGGAGGATCGTATCTCCGAGCGCATGTATTTCGGCGAACTTGTCAGAAATACCCGCAGACTTCAGACAGCCGACAAACTCAACGACAACATCAACGTTTCGAATGAGATTAGTATTTTGGCCGATCCATTTGCTCGCGAGAATTTTCACTTGATGAAGTACGTTGGGTTTATGGGTGCTAAATGGAAGATAGAAAGTGTCGAAGTTCAGTACCCTAGACTAATACTGACTATAGGAGGGGTATATAATGGCGAATAGACTAGATCTACAGGCTTTGCTGGAAGATCTTCTGGGAAGCCGAAATGTGTATTACCAACCTCCCGAGTCAGTTAAGATGAATTACCCCGCCATCGTTTACGCTCTCGAAGATATCGAGAACACGTTTGCTGATGACGGGGTATATTTGTCTAACCGCAAATATCTGGTGACGGTTATCGATAAGAATCCGGACAGTTCTTTTATCGACATAATGGCAAAATTGCCTACTTGCCGGTTTGTGCGGCATTACAAAAGCGATAACCTGAACCATTACGTTTTTACACTTTACTTTTAACAAGGAGGAACGAACCTATGAGTAAACTTGTTTGGGATAAAACCGGTGAACGTTTGTACGAAACCGGCGTAGACCATGGCGTTCTCTACCCTATTCAGGCCGGCGGTCTTTATAATAAGGGCGTTGCCTGGAATGGTCTTACCGCTGTTACCGAAAGCCCCTCCGGTGCGGAGGCGTCTCCTATTTACGCGGATAACATCAAGTATCTGAACCTGATGTCTGCTGAGGAGTTCGGCGCGACTATTGAGGCTTATACTTATCCGGATGAATTCGCTGAGTGCGACGGCTCTGCTGAAATTGCAACCGGCGTGACAATCGGCCAGCAGGCCAGAAAGGTGTTCGGCCTCAGCTATCGTACTGTCATCGGTAACGATGTTGACAGCAACGACCACGGCTATAAGCTGCATCTGATTTACGGCGCTCTGGCTGCACCTTCCGAAAAGGGATATACGACTATCAACGACAGCCCCGAAGCCATCACCTTCTCTTGGGAAGTCAGCACGACTCCTGTCAACGTAACCGGCTTTAAGCCTACCGCTTGCGTGATTATCGACTCTACCAAGGTGGATGCTGGTAAGCTGAAAGCGCTGGAAGAGATTCTGTATGGCAAAGATCCTACAGGCCCCGAAACAGAAGACGGCGTAGATCCCCGTCTGCCTCTGCCGGATGAGATCATCACTCTGATGACCCCCGCCGGTTAAGCATAAGAAACAAAAGATTTAAGAATAGGTACAAGGCCGTATTCAGGTAAGCTGGCGGCTTTGTATTTTTTTTATTTGAAAGGAGAAATTTCGCATGATTAAAAAGACAATCACTTATACCGACTATAACGGTCTTGAGCGCACTGAGGATTTCTGGTTCAACATCACGGAAGCCGAGGCTCTCGAAATGGAGATGAGTACAACCGGCGGTTACGGCGATATGATTCGCCGAGTTGTCGCGGCTCAGGACATGCCGACCATCATCAAGGTGTTCAAAGACTTTATCTTTAAGGCATATGGCGAGAAGAGTCCTGATGGTAAACGGTTCGTCAAGTCTGAGGAGCTTTCCACCGCATTCTCCCAGACCGAGGCATACTCTCAGTTGTATATGGAACTCGCCACCGATGCGGACAAGGCCGCCGAGTTTATAAACGGCGTGATCCCGAATAAGAAACCCGCAGCAAGCCAGCATCCGGCAATCGCTCCTGTCAACAATTGATTTGACAGTTATGGAGGACTGAAGAATGCTTCGAATTACAATACCTGCTGAGGAATTCTGGGATGAAGTCAACGAAGAGTTCATCTACACGAAAGAGCAGACCTTGCAGTTGGAGCATTCTCTGGTCTCTCTTTCAAAATGGGAATCCAAATGGTGTAAAGCGTTTCTTGGCAAACAAGACAAAACAGAAGAAGAAATTCTGGACTATGTCAAATGCATGACGCTTACCCAGAATGTGAATCCCGAGGTATACAAAAGGCTCACTGCCGCAAATTACGACGCGATTAACGCTTATATCGAAGCGCCGATGACAGCGACTTTCTTCTCAGAAGATTCGCTGCCAAAAAACAGCCGGGAAATTGTTACGGCTGAGCTCATTTATTACTGGATGATCGCTTTCAACATACCAGTGGAGTTTCAAAAATGGCACCTCAATAAACTTCTCACACTTATCAGGGTATGCAATGTGAAGAGCAACCCGCCTAAGCGAAGAAGTAAGCGCGAAATCATGAAACGGAATGCGGCTTTGAACGCTGCTCGTAGGAGCCGTCTCAATACGAGGGGGTGAGATTACGAAACGGAAAAAACGAGGTTATAAGAAGTGGCTCGAAACCTACACCAAGAGGGCGGTTGCCGTTATTCTTGCTGTTTCGCTGATCGATTTGCAGTTGTCGTATGTGCTGGCTTTTATGGGACAAGTACAGATTGCAGAATCGCTTTCCAGCACGATAGCGAGCACCGTTGTAGGAGTTATGCTCGGCTATTTCTTAAAAGCGTTATTTGAAACGTTCTTTGAAAAAAGAGAAGAGCGTTTAAGAAGTAAGGAAGGTATTCACGAAGACAGTGTGGATATCGAGGAGGTTTGAAAATGCCTATTTATTTTATGACAACGGCTCTTTTGATTGTGTCCCTGGTGACAAACCTTACCGTTGAGGGAATCAAGAAGCTTTTGAACGAGACCACCATTAAGTATTCGTCTAACGTTCTTGCTGCTGTGGTGGCCGTTCTGATGTCGTGCGCTGTATGCGCTATTTATCTCATTATGAATGATGTTGCTTTTACGCTAAAAGTCGGTGTCGAAGTTTGTATTCTTATGTATCTGAGCTTCCTCACCTCTACCGTAGGGTATGACAAGGTTATTCAGATGATTCAGCAAATCCGAGACACAAAGGAGTATACAACTCATGAGTAACAGTCCATTGGTGTCCTATACCAAATTAAGTCCCAATCATTCCGGGCAGAGAACCCATGCTATTGACCGTATTACGCCCCACTGTGTTGTCGGGCAGTGCTCAGTTGAAACACTGGGCAATATTTTTGCTCCGACCTCCAGGCAGGCGTCCTGCCAGTACGGTATTGGCGTAGACGGAAGAGTCGGTATGTATGTGGAAGAGAAAAACCGTTCCTGGTGTTCTTCTTCCAACGAAAACGACCAGCGTGCCGTAACGATTGAATGCGCGAGCGATACCACCCATCCTTATGCATTTAAGGATGTTGTCTATAACAAGCTCATCGAGCTTTGCGTGGATATTTGCAAACGCAACGGCAAAAAGAAGCTCCTGTGGCTTGGTGATAAGACAAAGACGCTTAATTACAATCCTGCCGCTGACGAAATGGTTTTAACCGTCCATCGTTGGTTCGCAAACAAGAGTTGTCCTGGCGATTGGATGTATTCCCGCATGGGCGATTTGGCTTCCAAGGTTACTGCAAAATTGGGAGGAAGTTCGGCCAGCAATCCCGGAACTGCCGGCGGTAACGTTTTGTACCGCGTCCAGACAGGAGCGTTCAGTAACAAGGCAAATGCGGACGCTATGTTGTCCAAGGTGAAGGCGGCTGGCTTCGATACTTACATGGTCAAAGTCGACAATCTTTATAAGATTCAGGTGGGAGCCTACAGCAACAAGGCAAACGCGGACGCTATGGCCGCCAAGCTGAAAGCTGCGGGCTTCGATACTTATATCACTACTAAGAGCGGAACGGCTGTTTCTTCCACTGCTAAAAAGAGTGTTGATGAGCTTGCCAGAGAAGTGATTCAGGGTTTGTGGGGAAACGGGCAGGATCGTAAGAACCGTTTGCAGGCAGCCGGCTACGATTACAACGCTGTCCAGAAAAGAGTAAACGAACTTCTGTAAAAGGATGATTCAATGATAAGGTTCAGACACAAGGGCGACTTCTCCAGAACAACTCGGTTTTTGGAGAGAGCGAAAGAGGCCGTCCGAATCGGGGATCTTGACAAGTATGGTCGAGAAGGGGTCGCCGCCCTTGCTTCTGCAACGCCTATCGATAGCGGGCAAACGGCCAATTCTTGGTATTACAAGATTGAAAACCGAAACGGAACGGCAAAGATTACGTTTTACAACTCAAATGTTCAAAATGGGGTTCCGATAGCCATTATTCTTCAGTATGGTCACGGGACTCGCAACGGTGGCTGGGTGCAGGGTCGAGATTACATCAATCCTGCTATCCAGCCTATTTTTGACAAAATTGCAGAACAAGCATGGAAGGGGGTTACTAAGCTATGAGCACTACGATTGACGAAAGAGTCGTAGAAATGCGATTTGACAACAAGCAATTCGAAAGTAATGTTCAGACCAGCCTTTCCACTTTGGATAGATTGAAGAAGAGCTTGAATTTATCCGGCGCTGCAAAGGGTTTCGACGAAATAGACAGCGCTTCCAAAAAGGTAAATATGAACGGCCTTGCGAATGCTGTGGAGTCTGTGCGTCTGAAGTTTTCAGCTTTAGAAGTCATGGCGGTAACAGCCCTTGCCAATATCACCAATTCCGCTTTGAACGCGGGAAAAAGGATTGTTTCGGCGCTTACGATAGACCCAATTAAAACCGGTTTTCAGGAATACGAAACGCAAATCGGCGCGGTGCAAACTGTCCTTGCCAACACTCAGCATGAAGGAACAAACCTTCAGCAAGTAAACAGGGCGCTGGATGAACTGAACACCTATGCGGACAAGACGATTTATAACTTTACCGAAATGACCAGAAATATCGGTACGTTTACCGCAGCCGGTGTAAATCTTCAAACTTCCGTTGATTCTATCAAGGGTATCGCTAACCTGGCCGCAGTTTCAGGTTCAACCTCTCAGCAAGCTTCTACGGCAATGTATCAGCTTTCCCAGGCATTGGCAGCCGGTAAGGTTTCGCTTATGGACTGGAACTCTGTTGTTAATGCCGGTATGGGCGGTAAGGTGTTCCAGGACGCGCTTGTAAGGACTTCTGAACTGCTCGGTACCGGAGCGAAAAACGCCATCAACATGTACGGCTCGTTTAGAGAGTCCCTTACCAAAGGCGAGTGGCTGACCACCGAGGTTCTCACTGAAACCTTGAAACAGTTTGCCGGCGCTTACAGCGAAGCGGATCTGATTCAACAGGGTTTCTCGGAGTCTCAGGCCAAAGAAATTGCTCAGATGGCGAAAACCGCAGAGGAAGCCGCAACTAAGGTCAAGACCTTCACTCAGTTGTGGGATACTTTAAAGGAAAGCGCTCAATCCGGATGGACGGCAACTTGGGAAATTTTGATTGGCGACTTTGAGGAAGCAAAAGACCTGCTCAGCGAAGTATCCGAAACCATCGGCAACGTGATTGGCGAGGCTGCCCAAGCGAGAAACGATCTGCTCAGCGGCGGTCTCAGTTCCGGATGGAAACAGTTGCTGAACCAGGGCATTGCCGATGAAGCCGGCTATATCGAATCTATTCAAGAGGTTGCCAGAAAAAGCGGTGACGCCTTCGACAAGATGGTCGCAGATTCGGATAATTTCAGCGACGCTCTTAAAAAAGGGTTGCAGGAAGGAGTTATATCTTCCGATACCCTTTCGGATGCCGTCCATAACCTTAGAGATAAAATGACCGGCATGTCTCAGGAAGAGCGTAAAGCCGCCGGTTATACCTCGGAGATGGTGGAGCAAATCGAAAAACTGGACGAGGGGATCAAAAACGGCTCCGTTTCCATGGATGAGTTTACGGAAAAGATTCTTAAACCGTCCGGCCGAGAGAACCTGATTCAGTCGATTTGGAATGCCGCTAAAGGGTTGATGAGCGTTATTGCCCCTATTAAGGAGGCATTCCGAGACATCTTCCCGCCTATGACTTCCGAACAGCTATACGCTTTTACAGAAGCGTTGAGAAATCTCACGGAAAGAATGAAACTCAGCGAAACGACTTCTGAGAATTTAAAGCGTACTTTTAAAGGCTTATTTGCTGTTCTTGATATTATCAAACAGGCTGTGACAGCCGTGTTTAACGCTGTTGGTTCGCTTCTTGGCGGTGTTGGCGATCTTGGCGCCGGAATACTCGGCGTGACCGGTACTTTTGGTGACTGGCTCGTTAAGCTGGACGAATTCATCAAGCAGGGCGACGTGTTCAACAAAGTTCTCGGAACAATCGTGAGCGTCATCAAAACGGTTGCCACCGCGATTCGTGATTTCGTAAAGGTTGTAGCTGAAAAAATCGCTTTCCCGGGATTTGAATTGTTACATTCCCTTCTTGAGAGACTGCACGCAAGGATGTCCCAGATTGGCGACGCAGCCGGCGGTATGAAGAGCAGCGTTTCCTCAGCGTTTGAGGCAATGGGGAACGCCCTCGCTAACTGCCAGTTTATGCAGCTACTTCAGGCGATATGGGACGCGGTCAAAGCAATTGCCGGGGGCATCGCTGATGCGATGGGGAAAGTCGGTTCTTCGCTGATTGACAGCATCGGAAACGCTGACTTCAGCGGCGTTATCGACCTTCTCAACGGAATCTCTTTCGGCGCGATTGCGGTCGGTATTACCAAATTTGTAGGCGCTATCAAAGAACAGCTCGATTCCATCGGAAGCATCAAGGAATCTTTCATCGGTATTCTGGACAGCGTAAGAGGATGTTTCGAGGCATACCAGTCTCAGTTACAGGCTGGTACCTTGCTGAAAATTGCGTCTGCCATTGCGATTCTGGTAGCGTCGTTGGTGGCACTTTCTCTTATCGACAGCGCAAAATTAAGCGCTGCTCTCGGCGCCATTACTGTTCTGTTTGCTGATTTGATGGCTTCCATGGCGATTTTCAATAAAATCAGCGGCATGGCAAGCGGCGTTATAAGAAGCACGACCGCGATGCTGGCGATTTCCACTTCTGTGTTGATTTTGGCGAGCGCTTTGAAGAAACTTGGAGATTTGGACGCTAAACAACTCGCGACGGGACTTACCGGCGTTGTCGGGTTTAACGCCCCGATGGTTGTTGGCGCAAAAAAACCCCGCAAAAGCGGCCCCCCCCCTTATAAAGGCGG